TTAACAAAGGGCGAACAATGAACAGTATGGACATTTTAATCGGTTTAGCAGCCTGCGGTATGGGCTTTATGTTTATGGTGATCGGATACTCGATCGGCTTTAAGCACGGACACGGCGAGGGCTTTGTACGTGGCCGCGCTATTGCTCAAGCTCTCAAAGAAAAAGAGCTAATCTAATGGGGTTCCTAGATAACTACGAGGATGTAAACGCTCGTATTAAGCGCTTTAGATCAGAATTTCCTACCGGGCGTTTAATAGCCTACATCGAGGATATCGACGTAATCAAAGGTACGGTTTTGGTTAAAGCTGAGGCCTATCGTGAATACGAGGATGCACTTCCAAGCGCCGTAGATTATGCGTTTGGTAACGTTGCACACCTAACTAACAATATGAAAAAATGGCTTATAGAGGATACGGTAACGAGTGCTTACGGGCGCGTAATCGGCCTATTAACACCTAGCGAACACGCTCGGCCTACTGTTCAGGATATGCAAAAGGTAGAAAACCTGCCAGCTGATCCGGATCCGTGGAGCAATCGAGCAGCTATAGAGGATATTCCTACTATGGCCAGCGCTATCGGTGAGATCGAGCAAAGTCTAGGCGGGGCTCAAGTAGCCGAGCCTCCACGATGCCCGCACGGCACTATGGTATGGGCTGAGGGTACGGCTAAAGCAACGGGTAAACCTTGGGCAGCTTATAAATGCACCGAAAAAAACCGAGCTAACCAATGTAACCCTTATTGGCACGTACTCGGATCCGATGGAAAATGGAAGCCCCAAGTATGACGGAGGACGAGTTATTCAAGTACATCAAAGCGACCTACGTAGAGGACTTAGAGCGATCTAACGATGCTTTCGAGTACATTGATGCAACGAGTGACGGCTATCGGATGGTAGTAGAGCTTAAGTGCAGACACACGCATTATGACGAGCTGCTACTGGAAAAAGACAAGTACGAGTCATTAATGCAACAGGCTAATAGCCTGGGGTATACGCCGTTTTACATTAACGAGACACCTCAAGGCATATACGCGTTTAACCTACGCAAAATAACGATTAAGTGGACGACCCGGCGCTTACCTGCCAGCACCTTTAATAAGACTGCTCCAGTAGATAAAGAGATAGCGCTGTTACATATAGATAAGGCGGTAAAACTGTAATGGGAGAATTAACCTTTATTAAAGACGGATACGCTACGACGATCCACGACGACGGGAACATAACCGTAGTAGCTGCTCAATACTGCGACCAATGCAAGAAATGGCAGACAGCCCTAAACGGGTTTAATGTACGAGATGTATCAGGCGAGGTCGTAATGTGGCTTTGTGCAGACTGTAGGGCCTAATGACTACATATAAATACGAGTGCCGTAAATGCAAAAAGGTAACGGAGCAGATCGAGCGCATTATTACCGATAACTTGCCACCTAACGTTAAAACGCTCCAATGCACTAAATGCGGGGTTATGGGCGTGTGTTTAATGGAGTCAGCCGATGCCGATGTATGAATATGAGTGTATTAGCTGCAATATTCGATATGAGCTTGAGCAACCTATTACTTCGAACACTGCGCCTATGTGCTGCGGTACGCATATGAGGCAGATATATCACGCGCCGGGCATTAGCTTTAAGGGTAAAGGCTGGGGTAAAGATGCTTAAAATAGGATCGCTTTGCACAGGGTATGGCGGCCTTGATATGGCCGTAGAGGCTTACTTTCAAGCTGAAACTATATGGACTTGTGAATTTGATAAACACGCTAGCAAAGTAATTGAGAAGCGCATAAATAAGCCTAATTATGGAAATCTAAAAACTACTAAATGGGATGAAGTTGAGCCTATTGATATTTTAACTGCTGGATACCCTTGCCAGCCTTTTAGCCAAGCGGGACTTAGGAAAGGTACAGAGGATGAGCGGCATTTATGGCCTTACATTAAAGAAATTATTAGGAAATTACGACCAAGCTACGTTGTCTTGGAAAACGTACGAGGACATTTTGGACTTGGGTTTAGAGAAGTCCTTAGTGGACTTACCGCTATCGGGTATGACGCGAGATGGACTCTTATACGAGCTAGTGAGGTCGGTGCGCCACACCGGCGAGAACGACTATTTATCCTTGCCTACCCCAATAGCGCACGATGGTCACGAGCCCAGCCCAGCGACTTACAAACGCAACAGCCCTGGGATAGCAGCAGTACTAATAAGCCATTTATTACCTACTCCGAAAACGGGAGCGATGGACGCTTGCTCAGCAGAATACAAAAGATTGACACCAAGCTTGGGAGCAGTCTTGATGCCATTAGATCCATCTACAGCCAAGAAATACCGCCTCCATTGGATAAAGGTAGATTAAATGTTCAATTTGTTGAATATATGATGGGTTTACCTAAAGGTTGGGTAACCGATATAGATTTACCTCGATCACAAAAGTTAAAAATATTAGGTAATGGGGTAGTACCTCAGCAAGCCTATAGAGCTATAGAATTGCTACATAATGTTAAATAGTTATCCACAGATGTTATCCACAGGGGTTAATAACCTGTGTACGACACGCAGGGAATACGCTCGAGTTATCCACATATTTGTAATGTCCTTGACTTTGCCTGTACGCTCCATACTCGCAGGCGAGCCGCTGAGGCGGATAGCTCGCAGGCGTAGTTTGGTGCTTTTGGCCGGGCTATTGCTATTTACTAATATGCCTACAGCTCAGGCGGTAAGTACACAAAGAGATAAAGAAAACTATAAGTTATACGCTCATATGAAGCTACTCAATGCAAAGCAATATAGATGCCTTGAGCTGCTATGGACACGTGAGTCACGATGGGATCCGAGAGCAGATAACCCTAAGTCCTCAGCATATGGGATACCTCAACTACTTAAGCTAAAAGAGTTAGATCCATATAAGCAGATAGATAGAGGACTTAAGTACATCGAACATAGATATCAGACACCTTGTCGAGCTTATGCTCATCATCTAAAGACTGGTCATTACTAAATGGTCAAGGGTAGACACGACCCACGTGTTACGAGAGACTGGAAGCGCATACGCTTGGCCGTATTAGCTAGAGATGGATACACGTGTGCGTATTGTGGGCAGGATGCCAGTACGGTGGATCACGTGCGTAGCATCAAGGCTGGAGGCGATCCTATGGATATGGATAACTGTGTAGCAGCGTGTAGACGATGCAATAGCTCGAAGGGTTCACGCTCACAGGCTGTTTTTTTAGCATCCAATTCTACCCCCCCTGCCTTTCGAGGCAATTCCTCCCCAAAAACGACCAGTACAGTCCTTGCAGGGCCGTGTGTAGGCCAACCCGATCAGAATTGATAAATATATGACCCAGCCTAAAACGCCCCGTAAGGGGGCTACTGAGCCTCGCCTACATAGTCCTTACCTCAAGGGCAAAAATCGCGGCGATGAGATCTCTCAGCTAGCCGAAAGTATCGGGCTACCGCTTTTACCGTGGCAAGATTTTGTAATTAGAGATATGACATCGGTAGATGAAAATAATATGTTTATCAGGCGTAGTAATCTCGTCCTCACGTCACGCCAACAGGGTAAAACTCACCTCGCGCGTATGATGATGCTGGGGCATATGTTTTTATTCGATAGCCCTAACGTGCTTATTATGTCCTCTAATAGATCAATGGCCTTAGACACCTTTAGGCAAGTGGCCTACGCCATCGAGGGCTCGGCCGAGCTGAGCAGGCAAGTTAAACAGATCCGATACGCCAATGGTACGGAGTCTATAGAGTTAAAAAATGGACATAGGCTCGACGTAGTTGCAGCTACTCGCGACGGAAGTAGAGGCCGTACAGCTTCATTTTTATACATCGATGAGCTACGCGAAATCTCGGAGGAAGGCTATCGCGCAGCTACGCCTACGACTCGTGCAAAAATCAATAGTCAAGCCCTGTACACGTCAAACGCCGGAGATGCCTTTAGCACGGTACTTAATGACCTACGCGAGCGAGCTTTATCTAACCCGCCTAAGACGTTTGGCTTTTACGAGTACAGCGCTCCGGCCTTTTGTAAGATCGATGATCGAGACGGCTGGGCTTACTCGAACCCGGCCCTTGGCTACCTATTCGACGAGGATGTATTAGCCGAAGCTGTAAGTACTCAACCCATCGAGACTACAAAAACAGAGATGCTTTGCCAATGGATTTCCAGTACAGCCTCACCTTGGCCTCATATGTCTGTTGAGGATGCAGGCGATAAGGATCTCAAGCTAGCACCCGGGCCTTTAACTATTTTTGCTTTTGATGTTAGCCCGAGTCGTAGAGACGGCTCGCTCGTGATGGGCCAAGTACTCCCCGATGGTCGTATAGGCGTAGCAGTCCTTGAGACTTTCCACTCGGACGTATCTATCGATGAGTTATTCGTAGCTAACGCTATTGCCAAGTGGGCCAAGGTTTATTATCCGCGGCAGGTCGCTTACGACAAGTACACGACCGCCTCAATAGCCAAACGCCTCGAGGTAAACGGCATACAGATCGTAGACATCTCAGGGCAAAAAGGTTATCAGGCCTCAGGCGACCTATACGAAGCTTTAGCTAATAAGAGACTCGTACATTCGGGCCAAGATGCACTCGTTACACATATGGCGAATTGTGCAGCTAAAGAGTCCCCGGATAGTTGGCGTATCGTCCGGCGTAAATCGGCCGGGCCTGTAGATATAGCGATCGGTTTATCAATGGTCGTACACATCCTTAACCAACCAATGGGCGAGGCTAAAGTTTACGTTTAGACACGCGGCAGATAGCCGTATTTATGCTTGACATTATGGGAAAATGGAGACTATGGGACTATTACAAACGCTTGGTTTTAAGTCAGCTGAAAAGCAGACAGTAGAGGCCCAGTATGCACCTGCCGTAATGGATACGACTTACGGCTACGGATCATTTAACACTAATAGCGCTTTTGGTTATAACGGTATTGGTATCGATCGTAACTTTGCTTTACAGGTCGCGAGCGTTAGCCGCTGTAGAAACCTAGTGGCCGGAGTAATCTCATCGATCGATTTAGCATTATATAAAAAATCTACAGGCGAAAAATTAGGATCTCCAGTTTGGTTAGAGCAACCCGATCAGCGCCAACCTAGAAGCGTAACTATTGCAGCGACGGTAGATAGTTTAATTTTTTACTCGGTCGCATATTGGCGCGTTACATCTTTGTACGCCGATGATGGCAGGCCGTCCGGCTTTGAGTGGGTCGCTAATAATCGCGTTACCTTTACGACTAACCAATACGGTACAGAGGTTAAAGATTATTTCGTAGATGGTCAGCTTGTACCTATGGGCGGTATCGGTTCGCTTGTTACTTTCCAATCGTTAATTCCTGGAGTATTACAAACCGCAGGTACAACTATTAAGGCCGCTTGGGATATACAAAGAGCTGCATCTGTTAGCGCTGCTACGCCAATGGCTACTACTATCCTAAAAAATAACGGAGCTGATCTACCTG